CGTGCTGTTCCGTGTTTTCTTTTCTTAATCTTTGAAGTAAAACGACAATAGGACCAGAAATAATAGCCACAACAACGGGAACAACAATAGCCTCCATCAGATTAGTTCTTTTCTCTCAGGCACTTTTTCAATTTTGCCTTCTTTAAATGCCTTTGAATCTTCATAATACCTCTGGCGTTCACGAATTGTTGGGCCATGGAACTTTGTTTGTCCTTCTCTAAAACCCAAACGCACAGTTTTAACATGGCAACTAAAGCAATAGCCTCTGCCATGGTCTGCTTCTGACTTCAATGGGCGTCCACATTCGCATAAATTCATATCAATCTCCTATATTAATGCGCAAAGTATTACATATCAGTAGTTATTAAACTCACCAATATAGTAACGGTCTCTTTCTGGTGTTGGCTTTTTAACTTTAGATGCAAACCAGTCTAGAGTTCCAAAAGGCTTTTCTTGTGCTGGCCTGTATTCAGCTAGCCATACATATTTTAACATCTGTCTGGCGATTGCCAAAGACATGACACGGTCGTCATGGGGTGAGCCATGAGTAGAACCATTGTCATCTCTAATAAATGTTTTTAATTCTGCAATTGTATATTCGCAGGGTATTTGAAGCTCGCCATCTCGGATGGAAGCATTAAGTTCATCTATCGCCAAAGGCTTGGACAGCGTGGTGGTACGCCAACCTAGGGATTCTGTGGGTTCCGCATGCCTTTGATTTAATTTCCTCTGACGATAGAGATTAACATAATTGGCTTTATTTAAAGATGTTAGTGTTGTTAAACCATGGTTGTTTGATTCAACGCCAATTAAAGCTGAATTATAAAAATAACCTAAAGATAATAATACTTCTTCACCAAATCTGTCAGGGTCAATATGACCATGCCAGTGAGCCATAACTTGGCCAGTCTTAGCATCAATAACATGGGCTGACGAATAGTCTCCTCTTGCCAAACCTTCGGCAACGTCAGCACCTATACAGTATACCCCACCGTATTGCGGTAATCCCCATACTGATAAAGGCCCACCCGATGATTCAAATATGTAAGAGTTATTTCCTTCGCTAATCTTTTTATTAAAACCAGTCTTTGGTCTTTCACACTGCTGGCGATTTAAAGAATCAATATCAAAAACAGGGCGACCAGAACGTATGAATGCTTCTTCAGGATTGGAAGGATATTCTTGATGTAGCTGCCATTCAGGAAGTTCTTTCTTTTGAGCTTCATACCACGACTCATCTCTGTCTGTGTTTGCTGACCATGGATAGAAAATTCCACGGAATCTATTGGTGCCAGTCTGGCTGCCGTGCCAAAGATTAAAGAATATATTGCCTTCACCTTTGGCGGTACTTAAACAAATAACACGACCGCCTACGTCAGCAATTGGTTCAATAGCTGCCCATGCCTCTTCTGGGTTAGGCAAGAATGCCATCTCGTCAATGATAGCCAAATACACCGACTCACCACGAGCAGGGTCATTGCCAGACGGCAACGACTCAATTGCTGATTCATTGGCGAATGTCATCTTCAACTGGTTGTCGGAGGTCAACTGCGGGCCACGCTGTTTCATCCACTGCGGTAGAAACTTGTAGCCATACTTTGACTTCTGTAGCAACTTCGCCGCTTCGCGCTCGGTGCGCGAAAGCATGACAATGAATCGGTCTTGCCAGAAGAACGCTAGCCAGAATGCGTATGCCGCAGCAAGTGTTGAGAAGCCAATCTGTCGTGCCTTAAGCACGACGCTATAACGATTGGACATCCATTCCCTGATTGTTTCCAACTGCGCTTCACGCAGTTCAAACATTATGCGCCCACGTTCTGGGTGCTTGATGGCCCAGTGATTCTCGCAGAAGTAGGCAAAGGCTTCGACAAGTTGGTCGATGCTAGCGTCAGACGGACCTCGGCAGGCTCGCCATTCCCGCTCGTTGAGCAGTTCGGTTAGTTCCATGATTATCTCTTGGAGGAATAGTTGACTTTCCTGCGGAAACCTGGGCCAGTTACAGGGCGCATCTTGATAACTCGGTCCATGTATTCGCCTGCGTTCTTCCATAGCGCAACATCGAGTGAGCCAGCGCCACCACTTGCTGTAACGCGAATATGAATGTGATTGCGGATTGCTGTCTGCCCGCTTGTGCCAGCGCCAGTAGCGCCACGCAAATGCGTATGCAACCCAACGGCAACAGCGGAACCAAGCCCACTGGCTGTCGACGTACGAGGTCGCGTGGTGAACCCACTGGCAGAATCACCAGCAGTAGCCCCACCCACACCAGTCGCAGTTTTAAACACATACTTAATGCCAGTGGCAGACGATGTTCCAGTGCCAGACCCAGAGGCCGTCTTGATAACAGTCTTGAAACCTGATGCTGTGTCCGTGCCGTTGCCATCGCCTGTGGCTGTGCGAATGCTGGTCTTGTAGCCGCTAGCAGATTGTGTTCCTTGGCCGTCACCCGTTGCGGTACGCAACTGGGCTGACGCACCATACGAATCAGAACCACCAGTGCCAGAACCAGAACCAGTGCGCGGACGAGTAGTGAACCCAGACGCGCTGTCGCCTGCTGTGGCTCCGCCACTGCCAGTCGCCAACTTGTAATGCGTAGAGAACGCAGTGGCCGACGATGTTCCAGTTCCGTCACCTGAGGCGGTACGGAACTTGGTGATAATACCAGATGCTGTTTGTGTTCCAGTGCCAGACCCTGATGCTGTTACAAGCCAGCCACCATTATAGGAACGCAATCCCGAATCGTAAGTTACATTAGGGTCGTTCCAATACGGATAACCGCCATCGTAAACAGACGAGGCGGTGTTATATGTTTCCGCTGAGTTATACAGCAGGGTCATTTATCCCTAGCGGAGGATTGCGGCTACTTCAGCCTCGTCAAGACCCAACGCCGCCAACTTGGCTTTGGCGGATGCTCGCTTTGCTTCGGCTTCCGCGATTGCGGCTTCACGCGCAACACGGTCAGCCTCAAACGCTACTAGGTCCGCTTCGCGCTGAGCGATTTCTTCGGGCGTCGACCAACGAATTTCGACGCGGCCATCAGCGTAGGTGGTGGTAATTTCAAACGGTTCGATGGGCATTGTTTCTCCTTATTGATTGAACCCGTAGACGGTTACTATTCCTGTTGCCAGAACGGGTGTAGCGAAATCAACAGCGAATGTAATACCGTCATACTGAGTTGTGAGGCTATGGTTTCCAGCAAGGTCGTAAATTGCGGCGGAAGCCTCCGCGTTGGCATCGACGCTTCGCCATGCTGTTTCTTGCGCCAGGTTGGGGCCAAATAAATAAATAGTCTGGCCGTTGTAAAGAGTTGTGCCAGCGATTTCACCGAATCGCAACCATGTTTGTGTAGCCCGACCCGCTGAAAATGTATTGCCACTAGCATACAATGCCTGGTGCGTGTAGTTGGACCCAGTTGCGTCCGAACCACTTGCCCTTAGCCGTGAATGAAAATTGTACGCACCAGATGAACCAGCCACAGAACGAATCGAAATCATGTAGTTGTCGTAACTACTCGTGAAAACCCCATTTAGGCTTAGCGTGGCACACGACGAGAAAGTGACTTTCCCATTCGCCCCGATAGACGACGAGTTCCCCGTACCAGTCGAAGCGATACTGGTTGGTTTCATAACGACGAGACCGTTTAGACCAGGCATTATTTCCTCATCCCATACACAGCAATCAAGCCAGAAAGAGTTCCACCACTAGGGAATACGGTCACTCCGTCATAGGAAGTGGACGGGCTGTGTGTACCTGCGACGTCAATTATGTAACCAGGATATCCTCCGCTGCTCCATGGTCCTGTACTAATGTTTCTTGTCGCCGTTGGCTGAGCGAGATGCGGGCCATAAAACCAAATTATGTGGCCCGCACGCACCAAATATCCTCCTGGTCCGTAAACAAACTGCCCTTGAGACGAATCTCTGCGTCCAGCAACCGTGGTGTCGTAAACCTCTACGACTTGGTATGTGTAGTCTGATGCCGTTGCGTCTGTTCCCGATGAGCGTAGTCTCGCGCGAAAAGTGCTAGTGGTAGAAGCGTTATGTCGCGCAACAATCATATAGTTGTCGTAATCCGCACTGAACACCCCGTTCAGGCTGAGGGTCGCACAGGTTGAGAAGGTGACCGACCCGTTCGTGTTGATGGACGACGAGTTACCTGTACCCGTACTAGCGATACTGGTTGGTTTGATAAGTTCAAGTCCGTTTTTGTTCGGCATCTTTTAGCCTCCCAATCCGTACACAGAAACAAGACCAGTAAACGTAACAGCCGCCTGAGGATAAAAAGTGATTCCGTCATACGATGTAGATAACGAATGTGTCATCGCATAATCAAAGATACGGGCATCGCTACTATCTGAAACCGTAATAGACCGAAATGCTGTTGCCTGAGACAGGTTGGGGCCGAAAACATACATCGTCCAGCCGATTCTTTGTGAGTTAGCGGCAAGGTTGATGTCCAGTTCGTTCGCTGTATTTCTTGTGCCGCTCACAGTAGTGCCATCAGCGTTTAGGCGTTGCCTAACATAGTCATTACCAGAGGCATCTGTACCAAAAGCACGCAGACGACCACCTATTGTTGAAGAACCAGACGTTGAATGACGACAAACAATCATGTAGTTGTCGTACTCGCTAGTGAACACACCATTCAACGACAAAGTGGCGCACGATGAGAATGTCACCGAACCGTTTGTGCCAATACTGGACGAGTTGCCAGTACCAGTCGAAGCAATCGAAGTAGGAGTCATCAACACCATCCCACCCAACACCTCGGCAGCCTGAGCAGACGACCACCCCAAACCAAACGCACTAGCGTTCGCTTTAGTACCAACAAGAGGCACTAGATGCTCCTTACTTGAACTGTGTCTGCGACGCAAACACCGTGTAAGTCGGCGTTGCCGCTGTCTTAACAATCGTGTACGAATACAAATCAATCGCACTAGCGTTGCCGCCAGTCGGAGCCGTACCACCCTGCCACTTGGGTGTGATAGTCGAACCATCCACCTGGAAAGTGCTAGGCCAATACGCAGTCGTGCCGTTCGTGTTTGCCCATACCACAGTAATGCTATCGCCGACAGCAAGCAGTGAACTGAGAGTCGTACCCGAGTTGCCGCGCACATTCAGCGTATGGTTCGCGCTGGCGTTGCTCGTGTAATACCATACGCTGGCGGTCATCACATCAAAGTTAATTGTTCCCGTTGCGGCACTGGCAACAATGTTCCAGTTCTCTTCCGTCTTATCAAGGATTGCCCCATTGATAACGGGGTCTGTCAACGTCTTATTCGTCAACGTCTGCGTACCAGTCAATGTCGCAGCCTGAGCAATCTTGTAATCCAAACTGGTGGTAACGGCAGAACTATCAACACCAACCTTAGCCTGCAATGCCTCAATAGCATCGTTCGCATTGGCGTGCTGCGCCGAATGCGAAGGGTTATTGAGCGCATCACCGCTCGCAGGGTTAGTTAGCGCATCAAGCGATGTGGGGAAGTTGGTGGCCATTGATTAGTCCAGCGTCAACGTGAGGCTAGTAATCTGGAAAGTGTCGCCAGCCGAAACGGAGGCTGACGACGACAGAGCGCCCGACCACAGACAGTTGCCAGCAGACGAAGCATCCCACAGAGAGAAATGAGAATACGTTTCAGTTGCAGGCACGTTCGTCCATGTAACAGCAGCAGACGAAGCCATAGACCCGCTAGCAGCGGACGAAAACGAAACCGACTGACGAGTCGTATTGGACGCAGCATTAGTCGTTCCATCCTCACCAGCGTCGCCAGTATGCAACTTCACATAGACGGCTGCCACCGCCAAAGACTGGTTGCGGAGCGTATCCAGCAACTTGTCCTCAAGATAGTTAGAAATGCTCACTCAAAGTCTCCACAAGAATCATTGGCGGGTTCACCATCACAACATGAATCCTTGAACCCACAGTTAGGACACCGCCAACGGCAAGCCGTGGGCGGATACTCCTCGCCACAGTTCAAGCATTCAACTAAAGAACTCATTCGTTACATTGCCTTAAGGTGTGAAACCCGAGCCTCCCGCTCGCGGGAAGCCATAGCAGAAATCAGTTCATCCAACTCTTGGTCAGACAACTCCGCTGTAGCACGTTCAGACTTAACAGTCACCGTAGGCGGAGCCATACGGTTAGTCGCCTGCAGATACAACTGGGCGGCCTTGATATCCCCAGTCAACGCCCTGTCGTAGAGCGTATCCAACAGCCGTTGGCTCCGCTCAGGCGACCCCTGAACGTCGTCTACGCGGGATTGCCATGCTTTGCGGAATACGTCCTTCTTCTCCCATCGGCGGAGCGTGGTGACGTTCACACCGATGGAAGCGGCGTAAGCCTCTTTGCTGGCTGGCTCACGCTCTTGAGGGGGTGTGCAGAGCCACCCGATGTACGCCTCTTGGCGGGCGTCTAAAATGTTTTCTTCTAGTGCCATCAACAACAGGATTCCTCGTTACCTCGGTCTCCTGTTTCACTTGTTCACTATGTAACGGGTAACGCTAAGGATAGGGGCCATACAGTTATCCAGTCGCTAGCCCAGCGCCGCGACTGGATACAGTAACTAGACTTAGAGCGACGACAGGAGCGACGACAATGGCAGCAAAGAAAACTCCCAAAGGAATGCATCGCATGCCTGACGGCTCCCTCATGAAGGGAGCCTCCCATAAGGAAGGCGCGAAGCATGAGCGCCGTGAATCTAAGGCTGAGAAGCGGGCCGAGTACGGGCCGCGCCCCAAGAAGAAAACAGCCTCCAAGAAGATTTCACAAACGCGCAAGAACAACATGGACTACTGAGGCGACGACATGGCAGCCAAAAAGAAGCATCGCGGATTCAAAGCAGTCCAAAAAGAAATCGCCCAAAAACAAGGCATCAGCATGGAACGAGCAGGAGCCATCCTCGCAGCAGGAGCACGCAAAGCCAGCCCCGCTGCCGTCAAAGCCAACCCCCGACTCAAGCGAATCTCAGGAGTACGCCGTGGCAAATAAAGACCCACGCCTCACCAGAGCGGGAGTCACAGGCTACAACAAGCCGAAACGCACCCCCAACCACCCCACCAAATCCCATGTGGTAGTCGCCAAACAAGGCGACCAAATCAAAACCATCCGCTTCGGCCAACAAGGCGTCAGCGGCTCCCCCCGCAAAGCAGGAGAATCAGCCGCCTACCGCAAACGACGCGAATCCTTCCAAGCACGACACGCCAGCAACATCGCCAAAGGCCCGATGTCCGCAGCGTACTGGGCAAACAAGGTGAAATGGTGAACGAACACAAAACACCCCCCATCCACATCATAGAATGGTGGGACTCCTTCAGCATAGAAGACGAATGGTACGACCTAGACACCAAACACCCCCACAGACATATCTTCAGCACAGGTTATGTAGTCGGAGAAGACGAACACTACCTCCATCTAGCAACGACATTTGACCCATTCAGCGCCACCTACAGTGTCGCCATCGCCATATATAAGCCCTGCATAGTCAATAGAACGCCACTGGCGGCCTCGGGCTACCGCTAGTTATCCACAGGGGGTATCCCCAGCGAGTGGATTCGGCTCTGGCCTGAGGGACTCCTGCCTATGTGCCGCCGGACTCCCCTCATGCGCCGGGGTGCTTGTTCTGTCGTCGTCTGAACCGGGCCGAAACCGCCCACGACCAGGGCTCTTATTCCTCCATTTCTCCCGTGCCGACACACGATGAGAGCAGTACCGTTCACGGTCCCGTTCTCACATCACATCAACGGTTGTACCACAGGGTACAACTCACAACCGAAAGGACAAGCCATTCCTGTAAGCGTACGCACCGCCACGACCGGGCGGAACATGAAGAAGCAGTACCGTTTCTCCGAGCAGGATTTGGAGAAGCGCCTCGACTCGAACGAGCGAGAAGCCATCACCATTTGGGTGGACATCTACCGCCGTTGGCGTGAGCGTCATGTCGAGTTCGGCGTGTCTCTCAACGCATTCTGCGATGAATGGCAACGGGCGAACCCGTATCGTTCGGCTGGCTACATTCGCAAGACCGTTCAGGTCATCAAGGGTGTCCACGAGGCTTACGAGAGTTCGTTCGACCTCGACACCATCGAGGACATGGGTCACCTGCGTCAGTTGGCCGAGGACAAGCCGAGCAAGGGCAAGGCACAAGCCAAGCCCAAGCAGGACAAGAGCGAATACGCTCGCACGAAGGAGAAGGCGATGAAGTTGTCCACCGCCGAGCGCCGTCGTCTTGCCGAGGCTCTGCTCGCCTCGCTCTGAGTTGTACCATAGGGTACAGGCGTGTGGCCCTGGTGGGCTTGTTCGGGTTCGACTCCCGACCACACACCACGCACGATGTGTGCGTGTACGGAAAGGAAATCATGGACACCATCAACTACGAGGTCACACGGCGTGGCGAGTTCTACTCGCTCGTCGTTGTGTACCCCGATGGACAGCGTTTCGAGGACGCTGTTCGACATGGCGAAATCAGCGAGGCTGATGTTCGCACTATCCACGACATCGAATTCGAGCACGACCCTCATGTGTTCGGTCGTGTGGACTTCTTCACCGAGTAGAAGAAAGGAAATCATGGACATCATCAACTACGACGAGAGCGTTCCGCTTCTCGTCTTGGTCGGGTACGAGTGGCTCGTGCCTGACGACGGAAAGGAAGAACTGTTCGAGCAGTTCGAGTTCTCATTCGAGAAGGGGGACGCACGACGCCGTTCGTTGTCCGCCATGTCCCGAATGGAAAAGCGTTGGGTCGCAAAGGCCGAACGGGTAGTAAAGTCAAAGAGAAACAAATAGTTGTACCCCAGGGTACAGAAAGGAAATCAAATGAGCAGGAATTGTCGTGGCAAGTATGTCCCTCGCTGGGACGAAGAGCCGGAGGTGGACAGCCTCCGTTACCATCACGATGACCAGCGTGAGTTGGACATCGTCATCGAACGGCGCTTTGTCGCCGAGCGTCGCTCTGTCGGCGTCGTCATCGTCAGCAACAAGGAGGTGTACTCATGAAGATGAACGAAGCACAGAGGTCGGTGTTCGATGTGTGTAGAGCCATGAACATCGGGTTTAGCCAAAATGGCGACTACGGACACGACCTGTCGGGTTTCTGGGGGCCGGATTACTATTCGCACGATGACTTCGTGCGCTTGGCACCGAGGTTCACCAGGTTGCTCGTCATCGTCGATGAACCTGGCGACATCGTGAACTATGGCATCGATTGTTCGTTTCCACTTGACCATTATCATGGTTCACCATTTTGGAGGGGAGAGAACTCGGAACTCATTGAGGTTCTGAGTGAACTCGCCGGTCTGTACGGCATTCGTTTCGAGTGTGTCGTCAAGAAAGAACAGGAGAGCAAATGACAAGGCATCAACTCGAACAGATGTATCTAGACATCTTCGGAGAGAAGAATGTGAATGAGATGTGGCTTGCCACGATGGACGATGACGAAATCATCGGCGTGATAACAGAGGCTGGCAAGTTGGGTAATGCTGTTGCTCAACTCACACCGAGTTACCACACGGCGGTTCTTCGTCATTCTCTTTCCGCACACCGCAGGGAGGTGATCAAGTGAGAAAGTACAACGAGAGTGTCGTATCGCTCCGTGTGTACAGCGATGAGGAGGTTGGCACGGACATCGTTGTCCGTGTCGCCCTAGATACAGAGCAGGCCATTGAGTTTGCTCTCGCACTTGATGAGTTGCTCGGCTTCTGCGAACAGCGTGACTT